TGCAGGCGACGATGTCAGCCGGGATGGCTTGATCGATGGTGGTGTCGCCCTCGATCATGCGCCACACATGCCGTTGCCATCAATGACCTCGCGGTTGAGTGCCCGGATGATCCGATCAGCCCGTTTGGGGACTCGCCCGCGCCGCTCCCAAAGCGATACTGATTGTTCCGTGACACCAAAATAATTCGCGATCCGTCCCTGAGACAGGTCCAACTCCTTTCGCAAAAACCGAAATTCTCCACCCGACAGGGCAGGCTTGTACCGAATTAGATGGTGAGCAATTGCCCGGTGTAGGCCATCTAAATCGCTTATAGCCACCGCCTTGCCATAGCTGGTTTCGCGCTCCTGATATCCGTTAACCAGCCAAATGTTTTGTAGACCGCAACTTGTATAGTGAAACATGCCAGCCTCCTAAAACACCGCGATTGGGTCGCCTTTGATCATACGCCGCACATGCCTTCGCATTCGTTGACAAAAAAGTTCAGCTGGCCGCGATCCTCGGCGGTATCTAAGTCAACCTCATCGAGTGGTACGCAACTGGAGTGCATATATTGGGCTGCCCTGGTCGCCTTACTTTGTGTGGTGTCGCCACGTCGAATAATCTGGTCAACCGCAACAGCGTCTTTCCAACTCACGGGGTCGTCCGCCTTCATGCCACGCCACATTTGATCGTTATGGAAAGGACACCCAATACACGCCGACTTTGGCGGCGGTGGGTAATCGTGGCCTTTCATCCATTCCAAGCAATCGCGGCGGCTCATGCCGACATCAACAAGGGGCCAATAATTTTGCTGCCATTGCGATGTCGCCGGTCTGATGCGCCCCGCCTCGTCGGTCGAAATCCCAATCCAGACCTCCACTGCTGCCTTGGATATTCGCGCACGGCGGCTTTTCCCCAACAATTCCCGCAGCTTCCACATGATCGGCTTGACCTTGTATTCACTGGTACATTGTCGCCGCCCCATGCCCCTTTCACCGTCATCTTCGTTCTTCAGAAAAAATGGTATGCCGTTGATTCTGGTGGCATTGGTGTCTACCAACATTCCCCTGATATTGCCGTTATCGACCACATGCACGGGAAAAGGCAGCACGTTCGGCGACATCAGCCAGTCGAGATGGTCATAGACCGCTTTCGGCTCCCAGCCCGTGTCCGCGAATACGGCGCAGTCGGGCATCGGACCAATCTCACCGTGCACTGCCATCAGCGCCATCGTTGTGGATTGGACACCAGCGCCCAGGGAGATCACCCGCAATGCCGGGTCTTCAGCACGTTTGAACATGCCTTGGCCATCAGCCCACTCGACAATCTTGGCGTTGGCCGCGTCAAAGCTCATATCCCGACATCCTTCAGCCGGACGATACCGCCGACAAAGGCCTGCACGTCATCGACTGAGCGGCAGACATCGACGTGCCTGCGCGCTGCCTTCAGGGCATCGATGACCTTGCGCTGTGCCGGCGATACCCGGCCATTCGGGGCTTTCAATTCTATGTAAATGTCAGCCTCGCGCTGCCCGGCCAGATAATACGCTAGCGGCACGACCAGCTGCAGGTCAGGCCAGCCGGCGCACATGCCAAGCCGGGCCAGCTTTTTGCGGTACTGGACGCGATGCTCGCCCTCGTTTGGGCTGTGATGAAGTAAGCTGCCAGCCGGCAGGACGAGCCGCAGGTAGGCCACGACCTCGACGTGGAGGTGATATTCAGGTGTCGATCTCGGCATCGTCGCCTACCACATAAAAATCGTTTGGGCTGACCTGACCGTTTGACAGCAGCATTATGCGATGCATGAAGGCCGGTGATGGGATCATGCGGTCCCTGGAGCCTGGCGGCAGGCACCAACGCCTGGCGACGGTCGCATGTGACGCGCCTAGCAAGCGTGCCAATTCGGTGTAGCTCGCACCGCGCTGCTTCCGGTAATCGTCTAGTTGCATCCGATTCGGCCTCGGTCGTTAAATTGCCTTCAGATGCCATATCGGTATTGACAGTATTGGTCAACGCTGCCAATCTATATTTGTCAGTAGATGTTCGTAATTCGGTGAATTTCGTATGAAAAGGGAAAAAAATATGGGAGAGTCACCGCGACCTGAGGCAGCACGCCGGGAAATCAGCGACCGATACGACGAACGTGCAAAAAAATGGGCCACGCAACGCGGGAGAAGAGGCAGCATGCCGGGCAACCAACTAAAACAATGGGCCAGGCAACGCGGCATAAGTGGCCAGGAGCTGGCTGAGAAGCGCGGCGTCAGGCCGGAAACGGTCAGCCGTCACATGAACGACCGAACTGAAATGTCAATGCATGACTATACAGAGTACGCGCAGCTGCTCGACGTTGACGTGGCTACTCTGATTGTCGAGCCGATACCAATGCCGGTCTTTGGCGTTCTCGATCGCCAGAGCTTCGTGCATCCACGTCATCAATCACAGGTGCCGTTGCAGGTGACGACCGGCGGCGGGCGTGTCTCCCGCGCCAGCATAGCAATACTGCAGCCTCGACAGTTTGTCGCACGAACTGGCGATGGCGCGGGAAGCTATTCGCGGCTGCCAGCTGAAGACATGCAGGTCGAGGGTCTGTTCGTGGTTCACGCGCCGTCGCTCTCGGCAAAGGAAATACCGCAGCACTGTCTGTCTCGGCTGTGCCTGATTTCGACAGTGATCGATGGCCGCGATGCCTGGGTGCTTGGCAACCTCTATCAGGAGCCGCAGCATCGTGCCCACAGTGGCGATGACACCTATTCCGTTGCGCCGTACTGGCGGGCGGGAGACGTTGATATCCTGGCCGGCCTTACTGTCGAGGCTGCCGCGCCGGTCCTGGCAAAGATCTATGCCCCTTCCGTTGCTGGCTATGTGCTGGAAGAAGTGCCGTCAAACTGACAAAAAGAAATCAGCCAGATTGACAGTGCAAAAACATTAGATAAAACGGACTTGACATTTAGAGTCATAAATTGCAGTCTCCCTGGAGAGGTTTTCAGGGAGGCTTTCTTTCATGGCCGGTTTCGATATCACGCCCGAATGGGCTGCAAGGCACAATTACTACCATCACAGCAACCCTTCGAGGCCGGATTCAGCCACTTTTTGGGACAAGGGCGTGCGCCGCCGGGCTGTCAATGACGCCTGGAAAGTCTTGAAAGGCGAGCTTGACGGCAGCGCAAGCGACGCCCGCGAGACCATCGACAAGTACAGTTTCGACAACATTAATATGCACAGCGGCAATATCGTGCAGCACTATTGTGATGCTGTCTTGCTGGATGGTGCATGCGGCGGCGAGGCCTATCGCACCGCGGTCAATGAGCTGCATGATTACACCTCGCCCGCTCACAACGACATCGAAAAAGAGATGGCGGTCATCTCGCACCGCGAAGACCCTATATACGGCAGCGACGGCAAAAAGGCGCGTAAGGACGACGACGCGGCCAGCTGCGAGCTGGAACTCGTCTGCAGCAACGCACTCGACGGCCTGCGAGAGGCCTTCGGCCTCGCTGGCATCAATCAAATCGAGGGCGAGGTCGATCTATGGGGCCAGCTCGACGGCTGCGAACTCAAATACAACGGTCGGCCTGACTATTGCCGCCGCATCGAGCTGAAAACCATGTGGGACCGCTCGGCGCATACCGACAAGCCCGCTGCCAACAGCCTGCCAGCCACAGCGCGATATGGCTGGCTCACACAGGTCGCCGGCTACTGGAAGCTGAGCGGCCTGCTGCCCACCGTCGTCACCGCCAACCGGATCGGCTACCGGATATTCCAGCCATCGGAAGACGAGCTGCGCGACACCCTTCAGACGGTCACACAGGCCTGTCAGCGCCGCGAAAGGCTGCTCAAGGTAGCCAAGTCACCAGAGGAGCTGCTCCGGCTGTGCGACCCACAGTGGGATCATATGTGGGCCTGGAAGGATTTGCATCCAGACGTTTTGAAGCAAGCAAGGGAGATTTACAGATGATGGACGACAGACAGCCCTGGGCGCCAGATCGGCCAATAGTGCAGGAGGCGTGGCGTACCGGCGCAGCCAAAGCCTGTCCGGCCTGCGATCAGACTGTCAAGGTCTACCCGCGCCGGATCACCTCGCTGATGATCAAGAACCTGGCGCAGATCGTGGCGACACCTGCCGGCGTCAGGTCTGTTGATCTGCAGCACTGCCAGGGCGGCGATCATGCCAAGCTGCGCTACTGGTCGCTGGTCGTGTACGAGCCGGACGACGACAAAGCCATCTGGTATCCGACAGAGCTAGGCCGGAAGTGGCTGCTTGGCAAAGCCAAGGTGCCTGAGATCGCATATGTCTACAACGGCGAGGTCGTCAGCTACAGCGACAAGATGGCGCGCGTCAGAGACCGCCTCGGAAAGCATTTCGACTACGACGAGCTGATGGCTCGATGGGCCATCGAAGACGACGCGCAGATCAGCCTCTTTGGCCGGTCTGTTCAGGAAAGAATCTGGAACGAAGGGAAACCGCGATGAACCTCGGAGACATGGTTATCGCCAGAACCGGCGATGGAGAACACGAAGGCCGCATCGTCGGTCGAACATTAGAGAGTAACGCCAAGTACGACGTGCGGACCAATGCCGGCATCGTCAACAACGTGCCCGCAAATCATGTGCAGCTGGCGACACCGACCGCCAAGCCAACGCCGCCAGCCGCGCCCAAGGTCAATGTCAGTCAACCAAGGGAGAACGGACTATGCGCCAGCCCAGGCCACAGAGCAAGTACACCCGCCGATACATCGATGCCGCAATTATCCTGATCGACACCACGCTGTTCGCGGGCGTCTGCTTGATCATCCTCATCGTCTTGTTGTCGCTATGAGCGCCGTGGAAAAGCACGTCGCGGCGATGAATGCGGCCAACTCTCTGACCGATACGGCTGGCGTCAAGCAGAAGGGCGGCAGAAAATATTTGGAGGTCAAGCACCGCGTCACCGTCCTGCGCCAGACCTATGGCCTGGAACTGGGCATCGACACAGAGCTGCTGTTGGCAGACGACAAGCATGTGCGGGTCAGCGCCAAGATCACGGATGCTGCAGGCCGGGTGGTCGGGTCAGGCCTGGCGGAGGAGGTGCGCGGCAGTAGTGGCGTCACAGCCACGTCGGCGTTAGAGGTATGCGAGACATCGGCAATTGGCCGCGCCGCGAGCAGCCTTGGCCTGCACGGCGGCGAATATGCCAGCCTCAATGAGGTTCAGATCGCGCAGTCGCATGATGTGGTGGCTACGGAACGACAGCCACCGCCTGCCCCGCCGCCAATGCCACCTTTCCCGCCAACTCCACCGCAGCCGCAGCCAATGCCGGTGCAGACCAAGGTCGTGGCCGACGACATCCCCTTCGATGCGGACGATGGCCGCGAGGTGCCGGACTGGTCTGAATGGTGCGCCGCAGCCAAGGTCGACTTCAGCGCATTTGAATCCGAGGCGAGGTTGCGCGGCTGGATGAACGACAACAAATTTAACCTGGAAAAGCTGCAGGTGGCGGAACCAGCTATGTATAAAAGGCTCGGCTCGCTGTGGGCGGAGTGCGTCGAAACCGTCAAAAAAGGAGCGAGAACATGAGCAGACCGGAGTTGTCGAACAACAGGATCAAGCTGCTGGAAAGTGTCGGCCCTACGAGCCACGTCAAGGCCAGCTGCTGGCTCAACATCGAAGACGAAACGCTGAAGGCGCAGTTCGAGGCGTACCTGAAGTCTGCCGGCGACCGTGGCAGGCCGAACGTCCAACTGGAGCTGGTCGCCGCGCCTGGCGAATACCGCAAGGTCGGCAGCTTCCAGCTTTTTCTGAACGAGCCGCGCGATGGAGGCGGTGATGGTTTCGATATGTGAGTGGCAGGCAAA